CAATTAACAAAGCCTATACAGATTCTTTAACATCTTTAGGGTTTGACCCTGTATCAAGATCTCGTCTTGGAGTAGCAGAGGTTAGAGCAGCAACATCAATAGACAGACTTTTAGAAAGAAGGCAAAACCGTGCCAAGGCAGAAGAAGTTATATTAGTAGAAGAATATGATATACTAGTAGAGCCTGAAACGGTAATCTATGAAAACGGGGAAACAACAAATAATGAAACAAATAGCAATTAACGATATAGGAACAGCAGCAGATTTTATGGCTGCTATAGATGCATCAATGAAGACATGGACTAACAAGCAGCCTATCTCTGGCACAGTAGTTCAAATTAGTCGTGAAGGTGCTTTAGTAGATATTGGCGATAAGTTAGAAGCCTTTATTCCAAATAAGGAATTAAGCACTAGCATTGAAGTAGGCCAGATAGTAGAAGGAATAGTTTTAAGCAAAAACGAAGAAGGACAATATATTATTTCTCTAAAGGACAATGAAGTAGAAGCCCTTTGGAATGCTCTTCAATTTAAATATGAAACATCTGATCCAATTGTTGGTAAGGTAGTCAAAATTGTCAAGGGTGGTCTAATTGTAGATATTGGAGTTAAGGCATTTTTGCCTGGTTCACTAGTAGATGTAGAAAGAGTTACAGACTTTACAGCATATCTAGGACATGAAGCAGAGTTTCTGATTCACTCAATTGATAAAGAGAAACAGAATATCGTTCTTAATCGCCGTTCACTTGTTGAGCAAATTATTAAAGAAGATAAGCAAATAGAGTTTTCTAAACTAGAAGTAGGACAAGTTCATCAAGGTAAGGTTTCAGGAATAACTGAATACGGAATGTTTGTTGAAATTGGAATGCTTGCAGGTCTTGTACATAAAACCAAGATGGGCGAAAGTACACCTGAATTATTTACAATGCATCAGGAAATAGAAGTTGAAATAATTGATATTGACTTTGACAAGAGCAGATTTTCACTACAGTATAGAGGTTAATTATGTTAACCAAGAACTGGCCACCAACATACCTATCACCTGTAACAGATATTGAATTAGCAAATAGCCGTGGCTATGATGTTATAGATTTTATAGAAACTCTATGTCATCTAACTGAAGATTCTGTTGCTGGTAATACTGGAGAAAAGTTTATTTTAAGAGACTGGCAAAAACAATTGCTCATCAGCCTATATGCTGAAAAAGATAGTGGATTGCTAAAGCACAGAAGAGCACTTATTGGCGTTCCTCGCAAGAATGGTAAGTCCGCACTCATCGCCTCACTTGTTTTGGAACAAATTGTATTAGGCGTAAATGGCGGACAGATCTACTCTGCGGCGGCGGATAAAGAACAAGCCAGAATCATTTTTAAAACAGTAAAGAAGATGATTGAACTAGAACCAGAACTAAGTAATATGCTTCAAGTCTATCAAAACTCCATATATAACCCTATAACAGGATCTGTATATAGAGCACTATCATCTGAATCTTACACAAAAGAAGGTTTAAACTCTACATTTATTGTCATAGATGAAGTCCATGCACAGCCAAATAGAGAGTTATATGATGTATTATCCTTATCTATGGGTGCTAGAACTGAGCCAATGTTGGTAGGTATTACCACAGCAGGCTCTAAATATGACTCTACAGGTAAAGAATCTTTGTGCTACACTATGTATCAAAGAGGTATTCAGATAGCAAAAGGCGAAGTTGAAGATCCTTCTTTCTTTTTTGCCTGGTATCAGGGTGATGAAAAACTAAATTACAAAGATGAATTGAATTGGATTATGGCAAACCCATCATTAAATGATATTCTCAGTATAGAAGATATGAAGTCTGCATCTTTGCTAACTCCACAAAATGAGTTTATGACAAAGAGACTTAATCTCTGGACAAGTAATACTGAATCTTGGATACCTTCTGATTTATGGGATAGTTTGATCTTAAAGAATAGAAAGATTATTCCTGGAGAAGACTGTATCATAGGTTTTGATGGTTCTTTTTCTGGAGATACTACAGCAATTGTAGGATGGTTCTTAGGAGATGAGAAACCACATGTAAGAGTTTTAGGAGTTTGGGAACTACCAGATGTAGATCCAGACCCTATGTGGCATGTAAATGTTGCAGAAGTAGAACAAACAATTATTGATGCCTGTAGAGATATGGGAGTAAATGTTTTAGAAGTTGTGTTTGACCCATCTAGATGGCAACGCACAATGATGATTTTAGAAGAACAGGGGCTACCTATTATTAGTTATCCTAATACAGCAGAGCGTATGGTTCCAGCAACTCAACGCTTTTATGAGGCGGTAGTTAATCAGTCCTTTACTCATGATGGAGATGAAGTACTGAATAGACATATAGCAAACTGTGTAACTAAGACTTCAAGTAGGGGTATTATGGTTTCAAAGAGCACAAATAAGAAGAAGATTGACGCAGCAGTTGCTTCTATATTTTCTTTTGATCGTGCAATGGCACCAAAACCTAAAAAGCCTGTAGCAAGATTCTATTCAATATAAAGGAGAAAAATGAAAAAACCTAAAGTAGATATGACCATAGTAACAGAAGTTGTTGGATTAGGTCTTGTAGGATATGGACTATTCTTAGTTCTACCTGCGCTTTCATTTATTGTTGTAGGGGCATTTTTAATTTGGGTAACGGAGAAGGAATAATATGTCAACTGCAGGTGTTTATAATTTTACCTTGGACCAAGGATCAGTGTTTTATATAAACCTAGTCTATAACAATCCTGATGGAACTCCAATTAATTTAACTGGCATGACTGCCAGAATGCAAGTTGCTCGTAGTTTTACAGCCGTTAAAGATTTAACTTTGAGTTCTCCAAGCAACGGAATAGTAATAACACCGTTAACAGCAAACATTGCAGTTACAATTACTGATGAACAAACAGCATTACTAGGTTCTGGATTTTATGTCTATGATTTAGAACTTGATAATGCAGGGGTTATAGATCGTATTATTCAAGGAACCATTACAGTATCTCCACAGGTAACAGTGTGACAAGTATGATACAATGGATAGTTTATCAAAATATTAAGGAGAAGAAATGACCCCAGTACAACCACCTAATGAGATAGTAATAACTTCTCCTGGTCCCCAAGGTGTTCAAGGTGCAAGTGGTCCGTCAGGACCATCTGGCCCTGCAGGTGCAGGTGCCACAGGCGTTACAGGTGCCACAGGTGCCACAGGTCCTACAGGACCTTCAGGTGCTTCAGGTGCTGGAGCAACAGGCGCAACTGGCGCAACAGGAGACACAGGCCCAACAGGGCCTACAGGTGTAACTGGAGATGTAGGTTCTACTGGAGTTACAGGAGACACAGGAGTCACTGGAGATATTGGCCCAACGGGCCCAACAGGTGATATAGGTGTCACAGGGCCTACAGGCCCAACAGGAGACACTGGAGTTACAGGAGATATTGGCCCAACGGGCCCAACAGGAGTTACTGGAGACACAGGCCCTACAGGGCCTACAGGTGTTACTGGTGATACAGGTGTTACTGGTGATACAGGCCCAACGGGCCCAACAGGAGTCACTGGAGACACAGGGCCTACAGGCCCAACAGGAGACATTGGTCCCACTGGTATTACAGGAGATACAGGCCCAACGGGCCCAACTGGTGTAACTGGTGATACAGGTTCTACAGGAGTCACAGGAGATACAGGCCCAACGGGCCCAACAGGAGCGTCAGGTGCCACAGGTGCGACGGGACCTACAGGAGCAACAGGAACTTCAGGAGCAGACGGAGATAGATATGCTACAACATCTACAAGTTCAGTAGCAATTGGAAGCGGTACTAAATCATTTACTCTGGCAGATATAAATGTAGACTATACAATTGGACAAACAGTTATAGTTGCATTTGATATAAATAATTCTATGACTGGAGATGTAACAAATTACAATTCAGGAACAGGTGTTTTAACATTTACAGTATCTACCTTTGTTGGTAGTGGTACATATGCATCTTGGCAAGTAAATCTTGCAGGTTCAGTTGGTATTGCTGGTGCTACAGGCGCTACTGGTCCAACAGGGGCCACTGGCGTTACAGGCCCAACTGGTGTCACAGGAGTAACTGGTGATATAGGTGCAACTGGAGATACAGGCCCTACAGGCCCAACAGGTAATACTGGACCAACAGGTCCTACAGGTGTTACAGGTATTACAGGACCTACGGGTCCAACAGGAGATATAGGTGTAACAGGAGATACTGGACCAACTGGTCCAACAGGTGTCACTGGCGACACAGGTCCTACAGGACCAACAGGCGTTACAGGTGATGCAGGTGTCACAGGTGACATAGGACCTACAGGTCCAACAGGAGTTACAGGCGATACTGGACCTACAGGTCCAACAGGCTCAACAGGAGTCACTGGAGATACTGGAGTCACAGGAGACACAGGTCCTACAGGACCCACAGGTGTTACTGGTGATACTGGTCCTACAGGACCAACAGGAGTTACTGGTGACACTGGTCCCACAGGACCAACAGGAGTCACAGGAGATACAGGACCAACAGGAGTTACAGGCGATACTGGACCTACAGGTCCTACTGGCGTAACTGGCGATACTGGGCCTACTGGAGTTACAGGCGATATTGGTCCTACAGGACCCACAGGTGTAACTGGAGATACAGGCCCAACGGGCCCAACAGGTGTAACAGGAGACACTGGAGCCACAGGAGTTACTGGTGACACAGGGCCTACAGGCCCAACAGGAGTTACAGGTGATACTGGTCCTACTGGTGTAACTGGAGATATTGGCCCTACAGGGCCTACAGGTGTAACAGGAGACACTGGACCAACAGGTCCTACAGGGGTCACTGGAGACACAGGAGCAACTGGTGTAACTGGAGATATTGGTCCTACAGGAGTAACTGGAGATACTGGTCCTACAGGACCTACTGGTGTAACTGGTGATACAGGACCTACAGGCCCAACGGGCCCTACAGGTGATCAAGGTTTAACTGGACCACCAGGACCAACAGGATTTACTGGTGATACAGGCCCTACAGGGCCTACTGGTGTCACAGGTCCTACAGGTCCTACAGGAAGCACTGGTCCTACAGGTTTAACTGGACCAAGCGGAACACCTGCTTTATGGAATTTTACAGGGGCTTACAGTGGTGGGGCATCATATGCCATTGGAGACATAGCAACTTATGATGGATCAACTTGGTATCGTACTGATGCACATGGTGGAAATGTTGGAGATACTCCTTCATTAGTATCACCATATTGGACAGTCATTGCATTAGAAGGTGACATAGGACCTACAGGTTCCACTGGTGTAACTGGTAATACTGGGCCTACAGGCCCAACAGGTGTTACAGGTAATACAGGTCCTACAGGACCTACTGGTGTAACTGGAAATGTAGGAGTTACTGGTGACACTGGTCCTACAGGACCAACAGGAGTTACTGGTGACACTGGTCCTACAGGACCAACAGGAGTCACAGGAGATATTGGACCTACAGGTGTTACAGGAATCACAGGTGATACTGGTCCTACAGGACCAACAGGAGTAACAGGAAACACAGGTCCTACAGGACCTACAGGTGTTACA